CTACTATATTTACGTTTAGCAATCCTATTAACAGCGGCAACTAGTATTTCATAAGCTATATCATAAGCTTCTATGTGCTGCTTAGTATTTCTGTATACGTTTACCTTTAAAGCATCGTAAGATAGATCCAAAATAGTAGTACGAGTATCTAGTTCTTTTCTGAAATCTTTTTTAAGTATCTCAAGTAACTCAGGCTGGGTATCAGCAATTATATCATCTAAAGTTACTTTTATAGCCATTATGTATAATCCGCCACATACTGGTCCAGTACGCGCTTGATGTGTGCTGGAAAGTTAGTATTCATAATATACTCTAACTGTACGCTGCCGCCTGCACCAGGCGATTTGTTGTTGTGTACAGAGCCGTCATTTTTACGGTAGTAAGTAACTAAGTCTAATGCGGCTAGTTTTAAGTCTTCGGGTACGGTTTCGTAGCCTGCGAAATAAGTAACAATGTAACCGTTTACTAATTGCGGAAACCCATCTTTGCTTAATGCAACTACGCTATCGTCCGCAGTATCTAATACCCAATCACTGAACTCGGTTAGGTTTGCGTATGTTTGTCCGTAGTCTGTGCTTTTTTCAACCGATAAAATTTGTACAACTGGAGCTTCTTTTAGAAGTAGTTTTTCGAATCCGCCTGACGTCTTTTGTACTAACGGTTCGTCGTAGTAATCAACAAAAGTTCTGCGGCAATAAGTTTTAATTAACTCTGAGATTTTTGGTATTAACAGGTCTATTTCTGAGTCTTGATTAGTACTAGATATACCTGCGTAAGTTTTATATTCTGCTTTTGTTATAAGGTTCTTACCCATATATACCCCTTTTTGTCTTTTATAAGAGCTCATAAAGCCCTTATAAAAGACAAGGAACCGAAGTTCCTTGTCAAATAGATTAAGCTACGTAACGTAGAGCTGAAACGCCAGCACCTAGGTTAGTTGTAACTTGAGTCATACCAGTACGTAGACTTGCAACCATAACTTTACGTTGTGTTTCAACTAAGTCTTGTGTGTCGATACGCAGACCGCGTTGGTTACCAACAATGAAGTTACCTGGGTTGAATACGATAGCACCAGCAGTACCGGCACCCTTGTCTTCAAATTCAGCAGATACTAGAACTGGAGTATTACCAACTGCACCAATTTGGCCAGTTAGAACTGTAGCGCTTGTACCAACTTTATCCATTGTTTGGAAGATTGGATCTTCTAACAGGTCGTAGTAATTTTCTGTGCTTACGATGTAAACTAGTTCGCTTGGGTCTAGGCCCCATGCACCTAGGTCACGACGCATAGCTTGTAGCTTAGCAACAGTCATTTTAGCAGCGTCAGAGATATCTAGAGTTACGGCGCTTACTGCATCATAAGCAACTAGACCTTTAACTGGATCACTACCGCTGTTTGTACCACGTAGCATAGCGCGGTCAACTGCGCGAGCAACACGACGGATCATAGCGTCACGAACAACAGGCAGAATAGCCAGCAAGCTGTCTTCTTCTTCTTCGTAAGCCATGTATTCGTTTGTAGCAACTTTGTACGCGTTCAGAGTAATTTCTTTTAACGCGTGTGTTTCTGTGTTACCAGCTGAAGCGGTTGTACCGAATGCTGTGTTAGCCATCCATGTAGCAACACCAGCTTCTGGGTTCACAGGAATAGTCATAACGTTAGTTTGCATTGCAATGTTGCGCAGGTTAGGAGCAACAACTAAACGACGGCGAACTTCGTTTTCCATGTTCAGGCTAACTTCTAGTTCCCAAGTTGCGCTTGGAACGTGAGCACCATACTTTTCAACCATTTGACGGCCGAACTTGGTACCTTCTAGACCTTTACCAGCAGCTTTTGCTAGCAGAACAGCCTTTTCTTTGTCAGCATAAGACATTTCACCGGCTTTGCCATCTGTGAATTGCATACGTGACTTAGTAATAGCTTCTAGCTCTTTTGACTTTTCAGCCAGAGCAGCTTCTAGACCGGCTAGAGCAGACTTGCTGGTTTCAGCTTGTGCTTCTAGGCGCTTTTCAACTTCGGCTAGCAGCTTTTCAGCACCAGTTTCAGTTGGAGTAACAGCAGCAACAGCAGCTTTTACGCGTGCATCGAATTCGGCGTCAGCCTTTTCTTTAGCAGCTTTTTCTGCAGCAGCTTTTTCTTGAGCAGCTAACAGGGACTTAGTGGCTTGCTCAGCGGCAGCGGCCATCATCTTTTGTAGTTCTTCTGGAGTCATTTCCAATTCCTTCTTAATATCGCTCTTTGCTTCGCCGGAGGCTTCTAGCCCTTTAGCTGAGTCGCTTGGGGTAGCAAATTGCATTTTGAAACTCTTAAATTCTTCGGCCGTATCAAACGCCTTAGAAAGACTAAATAGTGTATTTTGATTTGCTGGTACAGACACAACTGAGATTTCGTGTAGTTCCAGTTCTTTTACAACAAACAGCTCTAAGGCTGAATTATATTCCGCATCAACGATACGGAAACCAATGCTAAAGGCGGTTAGCACGCCGTCTTTTACAAGATTAAAAACATCTTCAGCTGCTGCAGAAATTCTTGCTTTTACATACAAGCCTTTCTCGTCAACGCGGTGATCTGTCATTCGTCCAACCGGCTCTTCATGGTCGTGGTAAGCAAGAATTACTGGATTTTTCAAGTAATTCTCGATGCCCTTTTCCCACACGCTAGCTGGAACAATGTCACCGTGTCTGTCAACGTCATTAGTTGAAGCATAACCTTCGATGGTTACGCTATCAATCTTGCCGTCAGCAGTTGGTAGAGGTTCACTCTTAGTAAAAGAACTGTTTAAAAACAGCACTTTATTTTTATCTACCATAATACCCCTTTGTGTTATTCCTTAGCGGAGGCGGGTCGTCCTCCAGTACTAGGATTTGCGGCTGAACCTGCAATATTTGCAGGAATTCGTAAATCATCATTACCAGTTATTGCACTATAGCGTAGTTCTTCACGAGCTTCGTTTGGTGTAATAATACCAGCATTAACTAAAGTGCTGTGGTACTGGGCAATGTCTTTTAGCTCAGGCTGCAAGGCACTAACGGAGCTAGTAATAGCTTCTACGTCGTAACCAAAGTAACGCTCTACTGCACTAATAAACTTACGATTAATTGGTAGTACTGTTTCTAAATAGAACAGACGTAAGTTAGGCGAGATGTTAGCATTATTACCACCTTCTAGTAAGATAGGCGGTACACCGATTGCTTGTGTGATTTTTTCGCCATGAGTTTTAATCGACTGATCAAAATCCATGTCTTTGAAATTTGTTTGTGCTAGTGCGTGTGGTTTTAAGCCCGAATCCAAAATAACTGGACGCTTGGCACCTAGCTTTGTATTGTATTTTTGTAACCAGTACTGAATGGTCTTTTCTTTGGCGACTTGTGATAGGGTATTATCTGTTGTAAGTACTAAGCCAAATATAGCTCCGTTATCAAAGAAACTTTCCTGAAACTGCTGCATTGAGTACAGGATGTTAACAGAACGCTCAGCAGCTTGTAGGCGACTAGCACCACGATAAATACTGTCTGAACTCAAATCACGAAAGTAGAATACTTCGTTTTCTGCAAAATCAACTGCACCGTTGTAACGGAAGCCACGAATAAATGTTTTTGAGTCTGTTAAGATCTCTACGCTTGCGGCTGGCAGGTGGTACATAAAAGTACCGTCAAAATGCACAAACGCGTTACCTTCTAGGATAAAGTCTGTGAACAGTGCAGTACGAAAATCTTGTGCGCTTTGGTACGGGTTAGGGCGAAAGTTAAGTAGTGTATTAAGCGTCTTTTGACGAATACCAACTACAACCCCATCATGTACTTTGTCTTTAATATCGTAGTCCAGTGAACTACAAGCAGAAGCCAACATATTAACAGGTCTGTTAACTGACTCCAGCTTTTTAAATGCTTGTGTGTAAGCGATTTTAGCAACTGTTCCAACTTGGGAACCTTCGCCTTCTGCAATTCGTGTTTGTGCAGGGTTTAGCTTCTCACGAAACCAATCAGCACTTTTTGTAAATATATTCATCGTGTTCCCTATATAAATCTTGAGAACAGTGAGATGTGATTAGAAGCAACTACGGAACGCTCACCTGAAACGTGCTTTTCCCGCTGTAGGTCAATCCAACGTTGCTGCTTAGGTTCTGAGCCAACTGCAGGAGCTTTACCGTATACGGCGTGTAGTGCTACGTGATGGGGATTACATAGGGTGTAAACCTTTTCATATAACTCAATTTTATGCTCTGCAATAAATTCATCACGAACAGCTAAAATGCCTTCGTCAGTTGAGATATCGTAACCGTTTCTGTCGGCCCACGTTTCTAAGAGTATTGTTATCGAATGTAAGTGGTGTAGTTCCAAATCTTTTGTGCTGTCACAAATAAAGCACTCGGATTTTTTATCGTATGCCGCCTTCGCTCTGTCGCGAACCCACTTAACCGGGATACGTTTGTTTGTGTTCTTGGCCATTTTTTATTTGGACCTTCTGAGATTACTAGTATTATACATGGTTAGCACAAAAAAGTCAATACCCGAATTTTTGTTGCAGGTCACACATTTTAACTTGAATATTCGGCCGTAATCGAGTATAATATAATTTTACGGGAAAACTCATGGCCTCAGGAATATATAGATTAACGTTTAGTTCGGGTAAATACTACATTGGTAAATCACTGGACTTGGAAACCAGATGGAAGCAGCACTTTAATAAATTTGCCACTGGCAAAGCGGCGCGACCAATGCAAGTTGAGTACGATCGTTGTGGACTACCAAAAACAGAAGTACTGATCTACTGCCACAAAGACCACATCGACATTCTAGAAGAGCTCTTAATTGATCAGGAGAAAAGCCTGGATATGTTAAACACTACTTACCCAGAAGTAGATCGCACAGACGAAGTAGCCATTCTTATCAACAAAAGTCGTGAGCTCCTACACTTAAGCACACTGCAACACTTGCAAATTATTCACAGTGCTCAGGATGAAATAGACGCAGCAGCCGAAAAGCAAGCCGAAGCCGAGGAAAAAGTAGTGGAATATCAAACCAAAGGTTACATCCTAGACCAAGACTATACAGATGCGGTTGATGCAGCACAAGGCTGGTGCGATAAGTATCGTGAAGCCCAAGACGAACTAAAGCGACTTGAAAAATTGAACTGGTTTGACCGACTTTTTAATTACAAGGTATATGTATAAAGAGCATAACGAATCGCATCAGCCATGTGAGAGTAGTCATCATGCTTTGGACGTTCTTTCTGTAAGCCTTCTTTGGTATCCCAGCGATACTGGTCAAACACCGCTAGTGCGTGTGTGCAGTGAGGAGTTACCTTTAGGCGACCTTGAGCCACCAGTGTTTGCACATATGCAATTCCGGGTAAGACATCCTTTTTAGCCTTGGTTGATGCCAAGTCGTAGATATAAGCCAGGTCACTGGCAAACTGTGCGGCGGCACTATCAATAAAGATAGTTTCCACGCCCCACTTTGCACACAACTCACGGAACTGTTCTGCGTGCTGTGCAGTAGTGGCTTCGTTGGCCAAGTATTCATCAACTATCCAAAACACATCACTAACAGCATCGTAGATAATTACCACAAAAGCAGTATAGTCACGATAACCAGGATCACAGCCAGCAATAGCTTCGCCAATCAAATCAGGCGGCATTTCACACACATCTGTTTCAGCTAAGCTATAAATCTGACCCTCAAACACTGTAAAACTGGCAAGGTATTCTTGTTCAAATTCAGCTTTACTCATAGCACGACGAGCTTCGGCAACATCCGACTCAGCCATGCGAGTGTTTTCGGTGTAGTCAGCTTGTAATGAGACCCACTCTGGAAAGTTAGGATCAAATCCACGTTGCCAAAATTGAGAGAACCAGTTGTTACGACCACGCGGCGTCGAAATAAAAATCGCTTTGGCATTGGGCTTGTCTAGAGTAGGACGTAGCGCAACGTTAAACGCAGCTTCACCATCTTCACCAAGCGCAGCTTCGTCAAAAATAATTAGATCATAGCTGCGACCAACGCAACTATCCACAGTGCTCAGCGAACCCATGCGAATGGTCGATCCATTTTCCAGCTCAATAATCTTGTCTTTTAAGTTATCACGGGCCACTTCTAAGTCAAAGTGCTTGATCAGCTTGCGTTGTAGCTCAAAAGAGATCCCCGACAAGTTATAGTTGGGTGACATGATAAGGACGTTGGATCCTGGTACCAGGCTCACTAATTGACCAACCACGTTGGCAATGTAAGTCTTGCCCAATCGACGCGCTAGCGCGGCGCAAACAAAACGGTACTTGGGATCGTTGACTGCGTTGATTAGTGCGATTTGTGGTCGGTTGATCGAATCCCAAATGCCTAAAAGTTTAAGGTAATTGGTGATAGGCAGCTTAATAAACCTGCGATCTGCTGGAAACTCTACAATATGTTCGCGCTCTACGTCTGGTCTGCTAATAGTTAACATTAAACGCCGTCTCCACTAATCAGCTTTGAAATAAGGCTAGAATACTTGCTTCCATCCAAGCCCTCATTGATCTGCACGTTAACTTGCTTTTGTGGACCGCTGGGTGATGCACGCAGCTTTTCTAACTGAATTTCACGGTCTAGTAAGTCCATGCTCATCTTATGCGATATTTGTAGCAGTTCAGCAATGTCTTTGGTCGATCCAGTGCCGGCCTCATGCAGCTCTTGGAACTTTTGTTTGATAAGTGCATCCATGGCTGCACGCATTTCAAACTTGTTGTTGAATCCAGTATCCATGAAAACGTGGTCGATGTACGCCTTGACCTCACGTCGGCTTAAAATTTCGGTTACCAAGTCGGGGGTGAGATCCAGCTCGTCAGCAACACGACGGGCGTCTTGCACTTGTAGGTAGCAATTGGCCACTTCCAGGGCTTCCGGGGCGATTTGCACAGTGCTTGCAGGTAGATTTTGTGTCATAGGTAGTTCCTTTGGGGTGATTATAGCACGGGGGGTAGCGTGGACACAAGTGTGGATTTGGGGTGGTTGGGGCGGTCCGGGACGGTGGGGGCGGTTTGGTGCGGCTTAGGGTCGATTGTGATGTGTTGTGGCACCGTGAGTGTTTCTGAATTTTTTCTCATATAGGCCGCGTGTGGGTGGGCCCCCTGGCGTATGTGAATACTTTAGTCTACTAACCGCCCCAGTCTGTAATACTTTTGTTTGCAGAGCGATTTGTGAACCAAATAACTAATATGTAACAGTTTGTAACAATCCTAAAATTTTGTGTGAAAACTCTTGCACAATGGCAAAACCCTGATATAATAGATACATCGCAACAAGGAAACGATATGACGAAAAAAGAAATCATTGACGCTATTGGCTTTGCCGCTTGCATCGCTCTGCCCTTCGTGATATACTTTGCTTTTGTGATGAAACCTTAATTAACCTTGACCTTTCAGGAGATTCTAAAATGACTGCTAAAACTGTGAACTATACCCCCGAGCAAACTGCCCAAATGGTTGCCGACTACCAAGCTGGCACAACTGTGGAAACCATCGCTGAAACACTGGGCAAGACTGTGCGCTCGGTTGTTGCCAAACTGTCGCGCGAAAAGGTTTACCAAGCCAAGACCTATAAAACCAAAACGGGCGAGGCCGTGGTTAAAAAGGATGAATTCGCAGACTACATTGCCCAAGCATTGGGCATGAATGAAGCTGATGCCGATTCGCTGACCAAGGCCAACAAAACTGCATTGAAAGCCATTGCAGATTTCATCAAGGCTGAAAAGACCTGATAGATTGTAGGGGCTTTGGCCCCTACTCTTGCAACTGTGCTATAATACACCCATGAACACAAATCAATACATTGTTTGGAATATGTCGGGCGCATACTATGATGCCCTCATGAATATGTGCCCTGGCTGGGTTTGGACAGATCAAGAATTTGAAGATTATTTTGCAATGATGACAGGGGCATAACATGAAACAATTTATTGATTATCTCCAGCTTAAAAAGCCCATTACACTCAGGATTATTCCACGTAAAAATTCAGAATGTGATGCTGAATATGAGGCAGAATATACAGAACGTGGCAAACTATGCGAACACGTTATTACTGTATATACAAAAAATCCAACACGTGATTTTGATGTATTGATTGCCCATGAATTAATCCATGCTTGGCAGGAAGAAAAGAAATTAACCGAAACTCACGGGCCTGCATTTATTAAACGTGCGCGCAAAATGGAAAAGGATTTTGGTTTGCGTGAAATTTATATTGATGGAATTGATGAGGAATGAATACCAAGGTTTGCAAACAAAAATGAATACTTTTGTTTGCAGATTTGCGCCAATATTATAACATATAATATTTGGCCGTGTCAAGGGCTTTCCCATAAAAACAACACATTTAATTGTAACAGTCGGGGAAAATTGTTACACTTTTATTTTGTGGGAATTGGGGACAATCGGGGAAAATCACTGTATAATTGATACATCGACAACGCACTAGGATGCAAAAATGGCAAAGATCACTAAAGTTAGCATTTACGACATGGATGGTACTATTGTTTGCAGTTTGCACAGATACCGCACAATTGTTGATGATAATGGCGAGCGCATTGATTTGGACTACTGGCGCGAAAATGAATACCGCGCAATGGATGATTCTCTGCTACCATTGGCCTCACAATATCGCCAAGATTTATCCGACGAAAATACTTTTGTGATTATTGCAACTGCCCGTGTTTTGCGTGACGCTGATAATCAATTTATTCGTGATGTACTGGGTGAGCCTGATTATATTATTTCACGGGTAGATGGTGATACTACTTCAGGCGGTAAATTGAAAATCGCGGGTTTGGCTAAGTTTTTTAATCTGAAAAACTTTTCAAATGCTGAATTTACATTCTATGAAGATAATACCACTTATTTGAAAGCGGTTTGTGATCGTTTCAATATTCGTGGGGTTTATGTTCCCTCAAAACAAGGCCACTAAAATATAATCCCCTAGGGGATTATAGAATACAGAAAAACTTTCAGAGAATTAAACGGGTAATACCTTTGTTTGCAAACCAAAATTGAATACTTTTGTATTCAATTTTGCGCCAAAATTATATCATATAATTTTTGCCCGTGTCAAGGGGTTTTGCCAAAAAACAACACATTTAATTGTAACAATTGGCGGCGCTTGTTACACTTTATTTTCAAAATTTTTTGCGTGGGGCTGGCTTTTGGGCCAAAACTGGCTTATAATACATACATGGCGCAAACGATGCGGCATCCGCGACAATCCGGCGGTTCCGGTATTTGGAAACAAAATGGCTAAAAAACAATTCTTCGCAATCTTGGACACTGAAACCACAATTGAAAACACTGTGGCCGATTTTGCCATTATTATCGTTGACCGTCAGGGCAAAATCCATAATCAATGCGCTGTTTTAATCAATGGGCATTATAATAATTTTGAATTGTTTCACGACAAAAAAGCCAATGATATTTGGGGTTATGCGGGTTTGGAAAAACGCAAAGCCAATTATGTCAAAATGCTTGATTCAGGCACTAGAATGCTTGCTTCAGTTAATGCGGTTAATAAATGGATTAACCAAGCCATTGGTAAATATAATCCTATTTTGACTGCCTATAATCTGGCTTTTGATTTGGACAAATGCAAAAATACTGATATTGATTTGTCGGGTTTTACTGAAAAGTTTTGTTTGTGGCAAGCGGCCATTGGCAATATTTGCAATAAAAAACAATATCGTGATTTTGTTTTGCAAAATCACCTTTTTAATAAACCCACTCAGCATGGCAATATGACTTTTTCCACTACTGCCGAAACTGTATGCGGTTTTATTAACGGTGAATTTAAAATTGAACCACATACTGCCCTTGAAGATGCCCGTGATTTTGAACTGCCTATTTTGCAAGCCATTGTAAATAAGCGAGACTGGCGCGAGAAAATGGCCCCATATAATTGGAAACAATTTCAGGTCAAAGATCACTTCAAAGCGGCTTAATAATAGGGGGCGATTATGAAAGGATTATATATAATCGCCCTCTGTTTGCATTTGATTAACGATAAAAGGCTAGAATCAGAAATTGATAAAACCCCTTTTATTATTCAAACTGAAACGGAGATTTTATAATGGAATATATTGGCTGGATTGGTGGCATTTTATTGGCATTTTGCGGATTGCCTCAAGCGTGGGAATCTTGGAAAACTGGAAAATCTGACGGATTAACATGGGGATTTTTGATTATGTGGGGCATTGGCGAATTGTTCACAATTGTTTATATTATCCCAAAATGGCATTGGCCCTTGATTTTCAATTATACGGCAAACATTATATTTATTTCGATTATCACTTATTATAAAATAAAACCCCGAAAATAATAAAAGCCCCATTAGGGGCTTTTTTGTGCTTGCAAACAAAAGTTTTACATTGCAAAAATGAATACTTTTGTTTGCGGGCGCGCCAATTATACTATTATAATTGTGGGCGTGTCAAGGGTTTTTGCCAAAAAACAACACATTTAATTGTAACAATTGGCGCTGACTGTTACAAATTATTTTTGGGCATGGGCGAAAAATTGGGGTTTTTTGGTGTAGAATTGTGGCATGGACAAAAAAGCCCTTCTCAAACACCTGAAACTCGAAACTGTAATGATTTGGGATTCACTTTGCGAAATTTATACACCTTTGGTTCACTACAATGAGCCAAAAATAGAACTTAACCCTTACTTTTGGCGTTGCGCTGGACAATGTTTTCAGGATGAAAACCGCATACAAATGGGTTACAAATTCTTCAAAGCTAAAACAGAATACTTCAATTACATGATGGATGTAATACTTCCGCATGAAATTATACATCAAGCCGATTTTAATTTGTTTGGCGAATCTGAAAAAATTTGCGGCCACGGCGAAAAATGGTGCGAAATTATGGTAAACTACGGTTTACCCGCTGACCCTTATCACACAATGGAGATTTCAAAAAATGCTTAATATCTTGTCTTGGTTTGGTACTTTTGTTTCAATTTTGGGTTCGTTTGCAGTTGCAAGCGCAATGTTTAAAATTGGCTATGTTTTGTTTACTTTTGGTTCCTTGTCTTGGCTTATCGTTGCATTTTGCAAGCGAGACAAAGCCTTGGGCGTTTTGAACGGCACATTTTTTGCGGCTAATTTGTTGGGTATTTACAACAACTTTTTCTAATACTCAGGTTTGCAAATAAAATTGAATACTCCGGTATTCAATTTTGCGCCAAAATTATAGCATATAATTTTGGCCCGTGTCAAGGAAAAAATGCAAATAATTTGCGTTTTGTTACAATTTATTTTTTGAAAAAATTTGGTTATAGGCTGGTTTTTTGGGGCTGGCGCGTGTATAATAGAACACATGGCAGGCAATGATCGGATTGCCTGACAAGGCAAGAAAAAATAAATTTTCTTTTTTCTTGCCAAACGCTCAAAACGTGATATAATAGATTTTTAAACTGAAGGAAACAAAATGGAAAAGACTAGCAAAACTGTCAACTACACTGAAGCCCAAACCACTAAAATGGTGGCGGATTATGCCGCTGGCGTGACCGTGGAAACCATCGCGGCTGAGTTGGGCAAAACCGTTCGTTCGGTTGTGGCAAAATTGAGCCGTGAAAAAGTTTATAAGGCAAAAGAATACAAAACCAAAACTGGCGCTCCAGTTGTGAAAAAAGACGCTCACGCTGACGCAATCGGCGCGATTTTGAAAATGACTGAGGCTGAAATCGAAAGCCTTACAAAAGCCAATAAAACGGCATTGGAAAAAATCTTTTCCGCATTGGCAAATTCTAAGCCAATCTGATATAATAGGGCGAAAGCCCTATTATATGGGATAATCCCATATAATAGGATTTTTTCAAAAGGAATTAAAATGGCTGAAATTATCGGCAGACTTTTCGGAATGTATTTTCTGGTTTATCCGGTTATATATTTTGTTTATAATTGGTTTATTTCGGAAATCGGATATATTGAATATCAAATTCCGGGTTTTTGGGTTGGAATGGCTGGATTCTTGCTTTTTAATATAGTTAAAAATTTGATTTTTCGGAGAAAATAAAATGCTTTTTAATTTGCCAAGTTTTGCAGATAAACCCCTGATTTTGACATTTGCTCAAATCGGAATTAATCCACAAGATTATAATGGCTGGCGATTTGAGAAAATCCGCCCCGATTATATTAATCGAGCCGCTGATTATATGCTGGAATTTTCTGGTGATCGTGATTATGAAACATTTGCCCATTATGAATGGGAAATTGATTATCTCCAGCAATTAATTAAAATCCCGCGTTCGGCATTAATTTAAACAAAACCCCGATTAATCGGGGTTTTATTTTGCCCATTATTTTTTGTAATACTTTTGTTTTCAGAAAAAATTGAAAACAAAAGTATTACTTTTGGCTGCGCCAAAATTATACCACAATTTTGCAGCCCGTGTCAAGAAAATTTACAAACTGTTACAATTACGTTGTTTTTGTGCAACATGTATACTTTTGTTTTCAATTTTAACAAAAAATGAAAAATGAGTACTTTGGTACTCAGCAGGTGCACACCTGCGCCAAAGTGGTAATCCTTGTCAAGTGGAAAACCTTGGGCCTTGCGCCAGTGGTTGTTCAAGTGCAAAAACTCACACGAGTCGCTTGCGCCCATTATACAGTGTTAAACCTTTATGCGTCAAGCAAAAATTTTTATATTTGATCGCCCAGCCAAAGTTTTGTATAATTATTGTATTGATGAGAGGGAAACCAAGATGACAACAGCTGATTTTTTCGCAGATTTTCATTACGAACAGTATTCAGAATTTGTGGAGGCAGAGCTCCGCGAAATGTTTTGTGATACTACCCCACAAGATGAAAATTTTGATCTTGATGTTCCATTCTGATTACCGTATAATAGAATCTTAGACAGCGCAGAAACCAAAACGAAAGGACATATGATGACTGCAACTCAAACTAACTATACCCCAGAGCAAACCGCTGAAGTGGTCGCACGCTACCAAGCAGGCGAAGCTGTGGAACTCCTGGCCACCGACCTGGGCAAAACTGTTCGTTCAGTGGTTGCCAAGCTCTCACGTGAAGGCGTGTACGTGGCAAAAACCAAAGCCAAGGGCACTGCACGTGTTCGCAAGGCTGACCTGGTGGACCAACTTGCTGCCAAGTGCGGTGTTGCGGCCGAAGTGTTTGAATCACTGGAAAAAGCCAATCACGAAGTGCTGGAAGCACTGGTTGCCAAGCTTGCTTGAGCTTAGGGTCACAAAATCTGTACTTGATACGTGACCCATAATTTGATATAATAATATCTTAGACAGTCAGGAAAGCGACAATAGACAGAGTAACAAATAGTCGCGTTTTGCAACGACAGCCTACCTCACCAACTAGTCTGATTATGACATAAATGTAGAGTCTGTTTCATAGTGCAAGATACAGCACCAGATTGTTAATTTTTCTCTTGAACGGCCATCTTAAACGGCGTATAATAGAGTTATAGATTGGGTGACAGCGGCAGAGCATAAAACATATAGCAAGCTCTATACGTCTTAATTGTGGGAAAAGAGAATTCCGAGCCACAGCCCTTAGCAACCATAATAGAAAGCTATCAGCCACGTGCTGGTGGTGAGAACGAAAGAGAATCAGGTTATACTCACGCCGAGATTATGCGGTAGGCATACCAAGTAGTCGCTGATCCTATGGGATTCTTTGGTGCATAGACAATAAGCCGGGTGATACAAGACAGCAACTCTTGTGTCCACGCGAGAATGTTGAGCCAGAGGCGGGTCACGGGTGTACGAAACTTATTCTGCTAGTAATTCTCCGATAGCTTTCTATTATGGGTGTTATGCGAGTCCAACTTTGCTGGATATAACAACTTAATGACCACCGAATGCTAGTGGTCGCCCACCAATTTTCACGTCGTCTAATACTAGATAGGACATCTGCCCTGGACCCGGGGTGGAGATGCTGAAGTACTGATTCAGCCGTGAAATCTTAACCCTCTGATGAGCACATGCAAGTTGTGCGAAACTCTAAGTGTCGGGGCAATTGTGCGAGACGTTCCCAAGTCTCCGATTGCCGCAACTTAGGGTCAGGACGAAACCCCACGATAACGAAAACCGGACGGAATTCGCACTGAAAGTGTTGCCATTGGCCCCTGGATGTGCAGACGTTCCCGAAGCCTAGTAGTGCTGTGGTAATGAGTAAGCCTAGTGTGAGAACAACTATATAGTTTCCGTCTTATCTGGTACCGACGCTAAATGGTCTTGGTAGATTGGCGCACTTACGCCCCCGTTTTGGCCCTCGTTACTGCGGCCCGACCCTAAGTCGTTAAAAGTAGTGCAAAGGCTTTGACTGGAGCACCGACCCCAAGTCGTTAAAGGCGTGGTTGCCACAGCAATGTGGATAGGCATAGCATCCGAAGAGCCGCAAGGCCACCTCGTAGGAGATACCAACAAAGCCCAAAGTTGTAAAAAATGTGGTGGGCAGAAGTGCCGAACCAATACTATCTCCCCTGCTAGAGCTACACAGGCAATAACCTAATGCCCTGCGACCGTGCTCAAGTTTAGGGTCAACGCAGTTAGTGCGAGTGGTACTCCCAGTAAGTCGTTGTTTGAGATCAAAACTCAGTGCACATGAGTTCAAAAGCCCCTTGGCCCGCAAGCCTTGGGGCTTTTGTTTTGCCCATTTTTGCGAGGTTCTGCGCCAAATTATACCAGTGGATAAACTATTGTGTCAAGTGTGAATTCTTGATCTGACCCTAAGCTGCAGTATGCGGCAGCAAACTTCGACAAATTGCTGCACTCCAGGCTAGCAAACACAGACGTAAAAAAGCCCACATAATCTCTGTGATTATGTGGGCTTTTGCGCATTTAAGTTAAATTATGTGCGATTAGTGCGATTTAGGGTCAGAAGTCTCGATTTTAGTCGATAATGCTCGCTCGATCATTACTAACACGGTTTTGTTGACCTTTTCTAATGACTCCAGCAACTCCAGATTGGTGTCCAGCAGGGTAGCAATGCGTTCGATGTGCTCCGACTTCTTCACCGGCACCTCACCTCGCTTGTTAAGGTAGGATTTTTTCTGGTAGACTCCAAGTGAGCTGAGCTTGGCAATTACCGATCGCTCCGGCACGTCCAGGTCTTGGGCGATTTGGTGAGCTGGCACCCCGGAGGTGTAGTCTTGTACCATACGGTCACAAATTTCTTTGGTGTATTTCATTTTACAGCTCCCAAGGTAAATAGTTGGAAGTGTCTTTGATCACCGGCTTGGATTCTGCTACTACTGGTGTCTTAAAAATATCCTGAGCTACTATCGGAGCCGGAATATTATCCCAATTAACAGGGTCTAGAATCATGTATTCATTTCTGATGCTAGGGTGCGCGAGCCATACCTGTGTAAGCATTGTAACAGCCAGCTTAGGCAGGTGGCCCAGTTCGGTATCTTGGATACCAGTCAGGGCCCATGTACTCAGCGGATTTTTGAGCTGGTCTTTGGTCTTGCCACTTTTAGCGGTTAGTCCAAGCTCACGAATTTCTAGTAAGCGACTAACAGGAATATCTGGAATTTCTGTGGTCATCATGGCCTGTGCCAAGTTCTTGTCTACCACGTATTTAATGTCTTCACGACTCCAGCGTGAATAAGCTATGTTCTGGTATTTTTTAAATCCTGCCATCACAAGCGGAACTAGGGCTCCATACTGAGATCCTTGTGGCGAGCTTTGCTTTTGGATTAGTTTACCACGCGAAAGTTTTGTGGCTACCAAGTACATACCACGCAGTTTAGGGTCTTTGCCCAAATTCTGCATAAGTGTTTGTGCTGCATCAATGTGTTCGCCATTCCATACTGGTTTAAATTGTCCGAAAGCGGCCAGCATTTGCGGCATCATCCACGAATTATATTGTGGAATCTTTTGGCGCTCTGCAACCTCATCAAGCTGTTCTAGAGCTACTTCCGTAAACTCCTCAAATGGATAACAGCTAATATCCTGTTTCTTTAACACTACTCCTGTGTAGCGATTTAAAAATGTCATTGTTGACCCTAAATTGTAAAAACCTTAGTACTAAGGCAGAAAAATCCCGGCTAGAGCCAGGTGGTGGAAAGTGGGAAAATTTGTCAACCCACAAAAATTGCTTTGGTTTAATTCAACCATAGTAAGCAATAAAAACAAAAGAATTGCCCCCAATGAGCAGGTGCCGGGTAGTTATACTAGATAAATTACCCTAAATTGCGAGAATCTTTGAAACCTAACCTCGACGGGGCTCGTAAGTTTCAAGCTGCTGCATTTAGTGAATTTATCACTATAACTACAATACTTAACTCTCTAAATTATATTAAATTATAGCACACTCGATAACACAAAAGCAAGCGTATTTTTTAGTCTGGAGGTATTTTGTGATTTTCTTTGTCAGTGGCTCCATATTAGCCGTTTAGGAGTGCTCGGCACTTGTTCGCAATGCTGTCACGACTTAGGGTCAAGTCGATATATTGGTGACCTTCAAGAGCCGCGAGAATTGCAAGAAAATCTTCAATTTCGCCTACCAATTCTTGCTTGTTGGTGGTTTGGCGATCAGGGTGATGATTATCAGGGCCAAAGCGGTTGATTTTGCTTACCGCTTGAATCACCTCAGCTGCTTCTTCTTGCAGCTTTGCTGTTAAGTAGTTAATTTTGTTTTGTTGCATTTATTATACCAGAATTTTAAAATTTGTCTGTGCGTTGGTTAACATTAGTCATATGCATGGACTACAAAGTAGCCGCCGCCTTGATTGACTTGATGTGAGCAAACATAGTTGTACTCGTCCGGGATTGTTTCACCAGTTAGTGCCAAGTACACTTCGTATTCATGTGGTTGCAAGTGCAGGTCTGTGTCTGTGGCAACCTGAAACCAACCACACAGTTTACCGTCTTGATCGTTGATGTATCTGAACTTGCATATGTGGTCAGCTTCCACTGTAATCTTGTTCATGCCTGGGTGTAGTCGATGTTTAAGCATTCTCATATTCTTGGTCAACCTTTCGCATTACTTGAAGATAATCTTGCCACAGTGCTTCTAGCTCTCGTAGCTGGTGTGGATTGCTGTGCGTTGCTAATACTGCAAACAGTCGGCTTAGCAATTCTTGTGTTTCACCGAACTTTTCGGTTAAGTGCTCTAGACGTTTTTCAAGCATCTACAATCTCCAAGAACTTGTACAGTGTGATTTGTGTAGGATCGTATGCACGGTTTTGAATCATAAACTCCATCTTTTTAGTGCCGTGATCGGTTTCATACATCCACCAGGTCAACCAGTCCCACAAGTCTGGGCCTAGCAGGCCTTCAACCAGCTTGGTGTATGCGGCTTCTAGTGGTTCGCAGAGACTGAACATGTAGTTGTCCGACCCTAAACTGCGGAGTGCGGTGTTCAATTGGTCAATGCCAGCCGACTGTTTGATGTTGGCCATTGCATAGTCATAAGCGATTTTGTGTGTTTGTTTCATTTTTGGTCTTTATAGTTTTGGGCTGCTTGTTCACTTGAAAAGCTATGGCTAACTGGAATGTTATGGTATAGGTAGTAGTCAGTTAGGACTTCTGGTTTTTGTACTGTGGCTGATTCGATCTTGCCTGTGCTTGATAGCACATACACAGTGTCTCCGGCCTGTACCAGTTCGCCATCAGCTGTGACAGCAACCATATCGGCTTGAAGTGCTGCGTTAACAAAAGCTTCCAGCTCACAACGCTGTACTGGACCAATGTTGTACCAAGCACGTAGCCTTGGGTAGTAGTCTAGCAATTCGCGGAAGTCACTATTGCTAATTCGGCGTTTATCTGCTGGATGCTCAAACGGCTCCGATCTGGCATCATAACAGCCTGGATGTGAGCATTGGCCTGGTGTGCACTCGCAGTACGGACTTCGGCATGGTTTCTGTGCTTGTGGTTGAAGTGGAATACAGCCAAATTTCATGCAGTATCCAACTGTTTCGCACTGAGGGCAAATTTCATGTGTCATCGACGAACTCCTTTGTGAATATAACTTAGTGGGATACCTAGTGCAGCTATGAATACGCCTAGCAAGAGGTAAAGAATGTCTGGGTTGGCACAGTTCATTTGACGAGCTCCTGTGCACGACGATCAACGTCTTTTAGATGAGCATCTAGCTTGCGCTGATCTTTGGGATCACCAGACTTTTGGTACGCTAGTAAGAGACTATACGCCTCCGAGTTCTTGGCAAGCACATGGGTTCGATATTTTACAAAGTTGTTCATAGTAATCTTTTAAGTCTTGTGTGGTGGCGTCACGCCAGTAATTGTATTTGTCGCCCCAGCGATCACGATCAGAATCAAGTCGCTGTAGGACAAGTTGACCCCGCCAGTTTGTGCGGAATTGGTAGTTTTTCATCTTCCCATTGACTCCCCTGAAATCCGCCAACCCATTTCAAATACTTGCTTTTCCAGCTGTGCGACCCTAAGTCGTAGCTGAATAACCTCATCAACAAGTTGATCACGAGTCCAGTGGTCGTATTCTGTGTGTGGACTGACGGGCACTTGGTTTGTGTGCTGCAACCATGCTAGGCGTTCACGTGGTGTCATTTAAAATCCCAGTATTTTTTAACAGCTTCTACAATGCGTCCAGTAGCCCCATCAACCGCAGCACGATCAAATGTGGTAAAGATGGCATGACGGTGGTCGGTGGCCAGGATTTCTAAGATGGTTTGGCCTACAACTTGTTCGGCAAATTTATCAAGGCTTTTAATGCCAATAAAATTGCATTCGTCAATGATTTTTAATACTTGTGGGTTTGTGTTCATTTAATTTCCTTGGGATGTGCAACTGCACAAAGTACTTGAATGGCTTGCAGCTCACCCATGGTCAGTTGAATCATTTTATCGGCCACGGTAATGTCCCAGCCTTCGCCGTTGATCCACTCACACACCTCTACCATATCATGTGGTTTGGCCAGGTGGCAGTAGTCGCGCAAGTCGGCATATACTGCTCGTCGTTGTGCAAAGTTCATTGTGTTTCCAATTCTTGTTCGATTAATTCTTGTGGGTCAAAGTCTTCAAAAGGAAACAGCCACTGCTCGCGGCATCCAGTAAACCGACGTCGACCACTAACCAGTGCAGGGCTTTGTCAAGCATTTCGCCGCGTTTCATAGTATTTCCCTTTTCAATCTTATATTATACCCAAAAAAGCAAAAAGCCACAAGTGCATTTCTGCAATTGTGGCTATAATTTGTTGCTAAAAAACAACACTTATGGCTTCTTGACCGGAAATGGCCAGTTAGCATTATTGAATTCGTCTTCAAGACGTAGGCGTTCTTGGTCTACACAAGTACAATCTCGGCCCTGATTGCAATCACCAGTACACGTGGATTTAGTAGGTTCAGTGTTTTTAATGTAATAAGTAGCGACTGCATATGCCCAAACACCTATGGCAACGACCACTACAACAAATAAAAGTGCGTTCATTTAAACAACTCCAGTTGGTTAACGTATTGGTGCAGGTTTTCACGACTGCGATCATAAACTTCACATGGCTCCACCATTTCCGGATCACAGCCATCAACCGCACAAGCCCAATCAAGCAGTGCAGCATTAACATCTTGCCACATGGCTTCGGCACCTTGTTTAAAGGCTTGGCGCATCCAGTAGTCACGATTATCGGTGTTCATGGGATTGCCCATCATGTAAACTTGTGCACGATTTGATCCCATTTCAGGATAAGTTTCGGTATAAAACCACTTGATAAATTCGCGGTCTAAATTAAATTTAGGTTGTTTCATTAGTAAGGTCCAGTGTGATGGTCGCAAGCAGCTGTAATATCAGGAAAAAAGTTTTGCAACACTTTGACTGCATCTTTGTCGTCGCCGTGTTTGTAAGCATTACGAAGCGCGTTACGCAAATCGTCTAGGAGGTTGTGGTATTGCTGTGCATTAAGATAAATGCGAGCTTCTTCAAGGGATTCACATTTGATATTAAGTTCTAGCATATTTGTTTAATTGTTTGAGTGTGTTAAGGTCGGTAATAGGCTGATAGTTTGACTTGGCCATTGGCACAATACAGTGTTTAAATTGGCGTGCTTGACGTTCGCCACATACAAGACAAGTATGCAAGCCAAGCCGCCAACGAGCAGGCGCAACGCTATCGCTACAATTTACGCAAAAATACATAGTTGATCTCCAAGGGAATAAATTATTATAATTCAATCCAACTCGGAGATCAAGAGTTTATTTTCGCATTGCTCTAACAAGCTGTTCAGTAAGATGACGAACAGCTTTCTTATATCCGTTAATGGCTTGCTGTTGTCCTGGCAACCACTCTGGTCGCAGAGTAAGTGCTAGTTCATCATCATGAGTAATAAGAATAGGCACAACCCTGCCATCTCGCCAACGCATTTTTTCGCAGTGGATAGTAACAATTGGGGGCATTTGAAAGTCTTCAGGAGCTGGACCTATTCTTACAGGCTGCTGTACTGCTACACGAACACTTCCATGCCGCTCCATTTGTTCTAATAGCCAGAGTGGTAGGTCAATAACCGTTATAGGCTCAAAATCTTTAGTGTAGAGTACAACATTCATATTACCACTGTGCCTCGTTTGGAATTAATTTGCGATGCTGAATCCAGCCGCGAAGGTTGCCACTCCACAACTGACCTTCACGATCTTGATGGGTAATACCTGGAACCTTTCCCCAGTATTCAATTTCTGTTTGCATAGGTGTAGCTTGATGCTCAACTGGGCTAGCATGACATGGCTGTGATTCAATCAGTTGGCGATAAATCTTTTCAGCTTTTTCATAGCTATCGTCATTTTTACGATAACTTACTTGAGCACAGCAACTTGCCGAAATAATCCTAGCTTGTTCAGTTGTAATAGGAGTATCACTATTATCTACATAAATAAGCTCGCCGCTGCTTAAACGGTGAGACTTAACGTATGGCAGATGCCAGTCACCAGGCTCTAACTGTTGCGGAGTGCTTGCGTTGTAAGCATTAAACATCTTGATAGCCAATTCATGGATTTCAGGCTGTGCATCCGCATGAGCACGCAACCACCAAAAATTAGCCCATTCTGTGCCACTAATAACCGTTTTCATAATCATCCACGGCTCAGTAATTCGGTTGGCTACTTGCTTGTGCAGCCCAACACGCTCAGACATTTGGCTAGCCCAGTGCATTGCGTCTTGCATTGCACGACTCCACATAAACTTGGCGTCTGTGATATCCATACCAGTTAGTTCTTCTTTGGCCTGCATACCTGGCTGATTTTTGCCCCAGTGAACTGGTTGTGCGGGCGTTTGCCGCATATGGTCGTGCATTGTTTTAACAGGAATAGCTCGGCTAGACGCACTATTTTTAGACAACATACGGTGAGTATTAAGCTCGGCTAAGATAAAGCGAGGATACTCAATCTCAAAAGTAGTCATGCGGACGCCGCTAGGTGAAACTGAGTCGGCTAAGATTTTAGCTGTAATTAAGTCTTTAGGAGAGGTCATTGGTTGTAATAGTTAGTGGTAAGTATGAATTTGGTGTTGCACTAAACAGTGCAAAATACTCGCGTTTATGAAAATGGTCTAAGTAGTGTTCAACAAATAAGCTAGACTTGCCTGCAAATTTATAACCACAGGCAACAAGCTCGCAATTGTCACGAATTTCGTAGTAGCTTTGGTTCATACTTCAATGGTTTTAAATGGATCAAAGCCAACACCGTCGTTCATGGCGTTGTAATAACCATGAGGGTTAGCAACCACACGAGTATCACCCAAGGTAATATCGGTAGCATCGTGGGTATGACCAAACAACCAAGTAGTATCGGACATATTGGCAATATAATCACCAAGATTGTTAGCAAAATAGTCATTGATTAAGTCACCATTCCGGAATCTGGGTGCAATACATTCACGTGCTGGCAAAAAGTGTGAGACAACCACAACACGGCGATCGCCACGATTTTCGTATTTGTACTTGATGTGGTCTAGGTGCTGGTAGTAAGTTTGTGCACAACGATTAACATCAAACCCACGAATTTGTCTGAAGTCGTTGATGCCACGCTTGGCTGCACTTTGACTGAATGGGTTGTCCCCAAAGTTAGTCCACAGTGTAGCCCCAACAAATAACACACCACCAATCTCAACACTACCTGGGTTTAGGAAATGCACACCATCAAGCTGTGCGCACTTTTGCATCATTTTGTGGTTAAAGTCGTCAAAATCCGTACCATAGTACTCGTGGTTTCCTGGCACATACACAATGTGTGGAAAGCCCAAGTCTTTAAAGTGACGAATAACGTCTACCGTGTTTGTGCTGCCACTGGCAATGTCGCCAGCAAGCACAAGCACATCTTCGCCACGATACTCACTCATTGGATGAGTTTTATACGGAAGACGAAATTCCGTGTGTAAGTCTGATAGTAGTCTAATCTTCATGATTTTATCCTTAATCCATTATTATAACAGATTAGGTTACGAGAATCAAGCGTAAAAAATGTGATTTCCGATTACGGCCAAAACACGTTTATTGCGATTCCAGCTAGGCTTAGCCTGTTTAGTATGAAAGTAAAGGGCTTTAAAGTCTGGTAAGTGTACAGATTTAGTTAATACTGCGGTAGCAATTGCTACTGAAGCTTCCCAGGCTTTAGTGTCCTTGATTTTCTTTGTTTTGCTAATCGTCCACGAGAACTGACGACTAGCATATACAGCGCGGCATACACTAGACTGGAATTCTCCAGACTCTACTCGGTTAACAGTAACTTGTGCAACCGCAATCTGACCCTCAAGCGGTTCACCTCGCGCTTCGTGGTAAACGTTGCGTGCAAGGCACTCAATTTCAGACTTTTTAGCAGATTGCAACATCGAGACGTTTACCGAGGCCGCCCCTAATGTTATAGTTGTGAGCAAGCTTGCTAGTAGCATGCCTATTTTTATTTTGTTCATTTAAAAGCTCCAGTAACGCGTCAAATGATTGTGATTCAAGCTCAGAAGCTTTTCCAGTATCAATTAGCTGGGCTAGGTTCTGTAACAGCGTTAGATTTTTGTAAAAGTTCATATTGTTGGGCAAGTTCGTTTAATTGCCGTTGAAGGTTAAGAATAACTTCATTACTTTGTTGAAGTTGATTACTTAGTTGCATGATTGCTTCCGCACCTTTTATCATTATATGATTAGGCGGATTAGTTACCTGATATGGGCCATTATCTCCATCTTGTACAATGTAACTATCTCCGTGGCGCAGTCGTTGAATTAATAGGTTTACATCCATATTTTTCGTATAAATTTACAATCGAACACTCATTATAACCCAAATGGGCCACAAGATCAAGCCCAAATTTATATTCGGCGCCAATACCTCAAAAATTTTTGTAGTTGACCCTGTGGTGCTAAGGTGATATAATTATCGGAGTTATAACTTCGAGTGCATTTTTATGACATTTAGTGAATATATAAAACGTCACGCAATATTCTCTTATCGCGAGTTTTGCCGGCAAAATTATCTGAAACCAGATATTGACGTTGATCTTGAGCAGCCTAAGTTGTGTGCACTTGTAAAACCTGCACTTGACCCTAAGCCGCAGAAATAGTATAATTAATACTCACGCAACCTTTAACACTAAAATTATGCCTAAAATAGACGAAATAGAACATATCACAGTATTTGGAAAACCTCCTGCGGGTGCTGGAATAGTGGACACTGTACAGATTCCTCCAGAAACGATCACTGCAATCAAAAAACAATTTGGTACAGCGCTAAAGTTCGATCAACACAAACTACCACTTAACTTGCTCTCAACCGAAGCCATGAACCAAACAGCCGCAGTGTTGGCATTTGGTGCGCAAAAGTACGCAGAGCACAACTGGCGTAATGGCTTTGCCTGGAGCCGACCCTTAGCCGCAGCAATGCGACACCTTACAGCATTTAATGATGGTGAAGATCGTGACCCTGAATCGGGACTGTCACACCTGGCGCATGCAGCCTGCTGTATTATGTTCCTTCTTGAATTTGAGAAAACTCACCCACACCTAGATGACCGATACAAACCAACAGTACCGCAGGCTGACCAAAAGCCTGAATAAGACCAGAAAAACACTCTCACAGGTCTGTAAAGAATTAGATATAGATATTGATGATGTAGATGACTTTTTGCTAGAACAGCACGTGCAAGAGTGCTCACACTGCGGAATCTGGGGCACAGATCACCGGCAAGATGAAGATAGCTTTGCTGTGTGTAATCTGTGCTTTGGTTTAGTAGGCCGGTAATTTTAGATTTGACATAGCCTTGTGTATTTGATATAATAGTGGCTATGAACTCATTTAATCACAGCATCAATCGCATTGGCTTTGCTTGCAAAATCCAAACCGAGCATGACAAAGCTGATGCTGACTTGAACACCAAGTCCACAACCATCAGCTATTTGGCTCGTCAGACACCTGATGCACAGCGTGCCAAGCTGTGGGATTTGCTTGACCACAATTTGCCAGCGTTTTATCGCCAGCTTAAATATGTGGCCAAGCTGCCTGCTAACCAGCGTATGTTTCGCATTACAAGTGACTTGCTGCCTGCATATACTCATGACGACTATATGCCCTTCTACTTCCAACCAGACGTAGTTGCCAAGCTAGAGTACTACTTGAGTATGTGCGGCGAGTTTGCTCGTGCAAATGATATCCGTCTCTCATTCCACCCAGGCCAGTTTTGTGTGCTTGCTTCGGATAATCCTGGTGTTGTTGAAAATTCGCTTATGGAATTCGAGTATCACGCTGATCTTATCCGCTACATGGGTTACGGCAAGCAGTTTCAAGACTTCAAGTGCAATGTGCACGTTGGCGGTAAGCTAGGTCCAGCAGGCATCAAAGCTGCCATGCGCAAGCTGTCGCCCGAAGCACGCAACTGTCTAACCATTGAAAATGCCGAGTTTACCTGGGGCCTTGATGCCAGTCTAGAGCTGGTAGACACCTGTGCTCTTGTCTTAGACATTCACCATCACTGGATTAACCGTGGCGAATATATTGAACCTACTGATCCACGCTTTAAGCGTGTTTGCGATAGCTGGCGCGGTGTACGTCCTGTTATTCATTATAGTGTTAGCCGCGAAGACGTGCTGGTCGAACATGACCCGACTACTAGACCAGATTTGCAACAACTTAAAGCTCTAGGCTTTACTGCTGCTAAACTTCGTGCTCACAGTGACTACTACTGGAATCAAGCTGTAAATAACTGGGCCTTGACCTTTAGTCCCCACGCTGATATAATGTGTGAATCAAAACAAAAAAACTTGGCAAGCACTCAACTTGCAAAGCAATGCCTTACTCAAACAGTTACCTAAACTCAAACAAAATGCACAACAATCCAACCTTACGAGAATTTGCCGAAGGTACTAAAAATGCCACTATCTTTCAAACTACCGCCCCTTACAACAACCCTTACCAAAGTGATCGTCCTCGCTGGTTGTTTGTGTGCAGTGCTGGCCTATTGCGCTCCCCAACCGGCGCTGCTCTAGCCATCAAACACGGAATCAACGCACGTAGCTGTGGAAGCAATTTCAACTACGCACTGATTCCTTGTAGCGCAAATTTGATTAACTGGGCCGACAAGATCGTGTTTGTTAATCAAGAAAACCTGTGGAACTTGGAAGATAACTTTCTTGGTCACAAAGACTTGCTGGAACAAATTGAGCAGAAACAGATTGTGCTCAACATTCCCGACAACTTTGAATACATGGATCCAGAATTGCAACAGTTCTTTCATGACGAGCTGTTTGTGCCATACGGCCCAGTAACTACAAAATAAATAATCCGCCTGTGGTCTAACGGATAAGACAAGGGTCTTCTACACCCTTAGATGTGGGTTCGATTCCTGCCAGGCGGGCCAATAAATTTGATCTTGATTGATTGCCTGAATCAGCTTATAATATAGGCTGATTTGGAGAATTAATATGAGTAACTACACACCAGATGTTTGGGTTGTCTTAGAATTTGACGTACCTGAACTGGCCAAACCAACACGCAAAGTATTTGCTGGATGGTATGGTGGATACACTGGGTCGAATTCGTGGAAACTCAATTCAGGTATTACTGAAACACGTCTAGTAGACGGTTGGTGGGAGTTTGATGGGTATAGTGGTAGCACATACCGTTGTCATCCTGATAACTATCACATGAGCGGCCTAATGCAAAGTATCTATGCAAACTGGTTAAAAGCTGCTGATGATCGTGGTGATGTAAAGATCAGAATTTTGACATTTGACGAAGCAGTTCTTTCTTGATATAATATAGGCTGATTTGGAGATATTATGGCAGGCTATTCACGCGACTTTTTAATTGATGCTTTTATGTCACGATACATTAAGTGTGCTCTGATTACCATCGAGCAACTTGTCAATCTTGAGCAAATGGCAAATGATCTTTATGATCGAGTAGGTCGCGATAGTTTCCGTACATATGCTAGCTTAGATGCTGAAGCAATTCGAGTCTATAAAAACAGTCTTGACTGATCGTGGTTAACGCTGTATAATTTGTTCTTTAAATGATAAATTATGGCTCCCGCAAGGGAGACCATATAAAAGCACATACTTTACCGCCCTCTAGTAAGGGAGATAGCGACTAGCGCTGATGGACTGTTTAAATGTGCTTTTATATGGGACGGTAGCTTAACATGGTTAAAGCGCAAATCCGGACTACATACCCCTTCACCAAAAACTCTCCTCTGTCGCAAGCACGAAGTTAATGGTGGGCTGAATTCGAATATACGCTTTCGGGATTGTAGATATTATGGTTGCAGGTTCGAGTCCTGCCCGTCCCACCATATTTTAGTATACTTTATGAACAATGGCCCCGATTGCGGCCTAAGTAGTTTAGTGTACTAAAATATGGTCTGAACTTGACAGATTGGTACCAGTCTGAATCCAGTAGCAATAGGTCAGTGACTACGGGCGTGTTGCGACCCGCAGACCATAGCTTTAAAAATTTATACTTGTTTTTGTTTTACAAAACGAGTATAATACATATTCTTTCAAACAAAGGCAACCATGCGAGTTTTTACTAAAATAGAGGGTATTCTTGCTTGCTGGCAATTTAAAGGCGATGATTATGCTGATGCGATTAAAGCAGTTCGTGATGAACTTGGTGTTGGTCATAAATCTGCAATCTTGGCCCTTGTAAAATATTGACTTGATTATAGAGTTGTTTTACTGTATAATTAATGTTTATTCAGTAGAAGTTCCGACACTAACAAAGAACTTCACAGATAGACCAGAACAATGCTGAGCTATAGTAGCCAATTAGTGGAACACTGAATTTCAGTGGATACAAGGCTAACGCGTGCACTGGTTGGAACCTCAGATCAGCAGCTCTGAGCTATCAAAAAGCTACTAATTTCTAAGCCTGCGTTTACCGACAGCTTTATATCGGAAAGATTTCGCACTACTCTAAAAAGTGTTATCTCGGTGTAGTGAAATGGCATCACCCGTGCTTTGGGAGCATGAAGCGCAAGTTCGATTCTTGCCATCGAGACCATATTGTTATAGCTTTTGCTAGTGCCCAATTCAGTTTGGAACCTTGCAAACTTGAGACGCAGTACATCCGGAAAGGTACTGTGGTATAGTTTAAATTTTAGTACAGGCCTGCGTCATGAACAGGATAAGCTAAAGTTACGCTCTTAGCGGAGTGTGTAGTAAACAAAAGCTATAACAATATGATTATGCGTCAGTGGTGGAATGGTATACACGTTGGTCTTAGAAGCCAATGCCGCAAGGATTGAGAGTTCGAGTCTCTCTTGACGCACCACAATTTGGGGATGTAGCACAACTGGTAGTGCACCTGCTTTGCAAGCAGACTGTTGAGAGTTCGAGTCTCTTCTTCTCCACCAATTTTTAGAGTTTATTATGAAAACACGAAAACCTAGGAATCACGTTGCCTTAGCTTTGATGAAGCGTGGCGGCAGTGGTTCACATAAAAAAAGCCACAAGCAGCTTCGTGGCGAATGGAAGCGCAATATGGATGCTTAACTCAGCTGGTTAGAGTATCGCCCTTTTAAGGCGAGAGTCGTGAGTTCGAATCTCACAGCATTCACCATATTTAAAAATATTAACTGTAATTTAATAGTGTTTTTAAATATGTTAATTACTGCTATGTAAAATTTGACTTGATTTTCGAATTCTTAAATGTTATAATTATATTTATGGAGACTCGAAATATGAATCACTCAAAAGAGATATGCTATAAATTAGGCATAGACCCAACGTATCAATTAAAGAAATCAATACGCGGGCTAACGGGGTTTAATACACTAGAATTAATAGATGCATTAATATACAGCGAAAATATAGATGAAGCTAGTGAAATATTAGGCTATAGTTCAAATCCAGTAAAACAAGCAATAAGAAATGTTTTACTGCCAAAATTTTCTGATAGATCACAAGGATTTGGTATAGGTGGTAGAGCGGCTTCTTGGAGGCACGTTTTATTGGCTGTAGTAGAACATAAGTTTTGTGGCGGTTGTGCAAATATACTACCCTACAACAAATTTCATGCTAATATAGCCAGTACAAACGGAATATCTACCCACTGTGCTTCATGTAAAGTTGCAGAGTCTAAACTGCATAAGTTATATATTGCTGAAAGAACCCCAAGTTGGGCTGAGTTAGACCTTATACAAAAATTTTATAATGCCTGCCCGTCAGGTTATCATGTAGACCATATTGTACCACTACGCGGCAAAGATGTTAATGGGCTGCACATACTTTCTAATCTACAGTATTTACCTGCAAGTGAGAATAGGCAGAAAAGCAATAATTTTAATACCTCGGTAGTTTAGTGGTAAAACACCTGGCTTATATCCAGCATCGTCTCCAGATTAGAGAGCGTCCTAGGTTCGAATCCTAGTCGAGGTACCAAACAAATACGGGAGATGTGTTGCAAGGTGCAACAGGGGCTTGCTAAGCCCTCGTTTAGAAATAGGCTGACAGGTTCGATTCCTGTATCTCCCGCCAAATATGCAGCAGGTAGTGTAATGGAAGCACCCGACTCTGTGAAAGTCGTAGACCGAGATCGAAACTCGACTGTCTGCCCAGAAAGTTGCCAATGTCAAACATTCAAGAACTTCTAGACAAAGAGGCCAACCTTGCAAATCGCCGTGAGCTAGTACACAAGCAGATTAAGATTCTGCGTGGTACAGAGCCTCCACGTTGCTGGGGCATTGATGATTGTAGTACCCAAATCATGAGCACTTGCCCTTGGCGCATTGATTGTGATGGTCACCAAGCCACGCATTGGCAAGAAAAACAGCCTTGGTAGCTCCAATGGTAGAGCAGCGGATTGAAAATCCGTGTGTTACTGGTTCGAGTCCAGTTCAAGGCACCAAGTATTTATAAGTTTGACCCTAAGTTGGAGTGATTACCAATCCTCGGCAAACGATCTAATCAACCTAGTAGCTTAATCAGGCCCACGTCTCGACTCAGAATCGCCCGTGGTTGGGGTTAAACTTATAAATATTGACTTGAACACACAGCTATTTCGCTGTATAATTATTCTTTAAATACAAAATGCTCCCGTCGTCTACTGGCTAGGACGCTGCCCTTTCAAGGCGGAGAAGACGGATCGAAACCGTTCGGGAGTACCAATTATGGGCTGTTACTGAGTAATAGGCTAACAGGCGGTTGTAACTCAACCGTGACGGCAGTTCAATTCCGCCACAGTCCACCAATAATCGCCTGACTGGTGGCGTACAATGAGATAAGTAGCCAGTCACTAATTACACTGGGGTAGCTCAGCGGCAGAGCACTCGCTTGATAAGCGATAGGTCGAGGTCTCGGAATCCTCCCTCAGTACCATATCCGCCTTCTCCCGAGGTTAGGTATAGTCTTGGACACGCAGACTTTAAAGCGAGGTGGGTGCTGGCGGAATCCCAGCAACTTTCTACAACACACACTGGAGACAATTATGTCCAATAAATCACCTTTTGAAATTCGTCTTGAAATCTTGAAGATGACTGCTGAACTTATGCAAGCAGAGTATGAATCTAACATGGAATTCATTACAGAAATGCAAGAAAATCTAGCCGAAAAAGGTTTGAACACCAAAGAGATGATTGAAAAGTTTATGCCTAAACCTTTCGATTTTACTGAAATGCTAGAAAAGTCCAAAAAATTCTACGACTTTGTAAACCAGAAATAATTATCGCGGGGAGTCAGGGTAGAGGCAAGCCTCATAAGCTCCGCCTGGAAGGTTCGAGTCCTTCCCCCGCAACCAATTGGCCTTCCAGCACTTCTGCAGCCGCCTAGTGAACTGGTAAATCGGGGATGGCTTCCCACCATATACCAGTGCAGCTGCGATGATTAAGATCGCACGGACATATAGCACAGCGGTAGTGCAGCGTCTTCATACGGCGTTGGTCGCTAGTTCGAATCTAGCTATGTCCACCACTAAAAATTCAGACTTGTTTTGCAAATCAAAAGTCTGTATAATTAATGGTTTAGCGGCGAGAATGTTAATACAATGAACAGATTCTGAAATTTGTACTTGTTCTTGCCACTATTTTCAAGTATAATTTATACTTAAATTAAACACTTTGGCTATAGTGATAGAAGCCAGTTACTTCATAACTAGAGCTGTATGCCCTTGTGGCACACAAAAGGTGGTAGCCACACACTTTAAACCGTGCAAACGTCTTAGGCGATGTAGACGCTAAACAATTCCAGAACTGCTTTCGCAGGTTCTTAGCCAGTGTGTTTAATTTAGGTATAGTGAAAGAAACAGTTACTTCGTCTTCTAAACGAGAGGTCGGTGGTTCGAGTCCATCCTCAGGCAGTTAAGTCGTGTCGAGTAGCTCAGTCGGTAGAGCGCTAAAAATCTCTGTTTCGCCTAGTTCTTACTTATTTTACAAGGAATCAAATGTCTTCTATCAATCGTGTTGTGCGTAAGCCTGCTTTTAATTCAGTGGGTACGCAAGTATCTCAAATTAATGCAGAACGCCAGCTAAAGCGTGTTACTCTTGCAGCTATGCTGTGGGAAAACCAGTTCTACCTGGACGGTAAAACTCACGCAGAATTGGTAAAAGAGCTTGTTGCTAAAGTGTCGCCTGAAAAGGTTTCTGCTTTAGCTGAGGAAGCTCGCACGAAGTTCAAACTTCGTCACATTCCTCTGTTGCTTGTTCGTGAACTTGCACGTCACGGTAAAATGCAAGCAAACGCTTTGACTTCGGTCATTCAGCGTCCAGACGAAATGTCTGAGTTCTTGTCAATTTATTGGCAAGAAGGCAAAACTGCTGTATCCAACCAAGTCAAAAAAGGCTTGGCGGCTTGTTTTAACAAGTTTAACGAATATCAGCTTGCCAAGTGGAATAAAAATTCATCTGCAATCAAATTGCGCGATGTGATGTTTATTAGCCACCCTAAACCGCAAAATCCTGAGCAAGCCGCGCTGTTCCAGCGCATTGCCTCAGATCAGTTGGAAACTCCAGACACCTGGGAAACTCAACTGAGTGCGGGCGCAGATAAGTGTGGTACGTTTACTCGTCTTATGACAGAGAAGAAACTAGGTGCTCTAGCTTTCTTGCGTAATCTGCGAAATATGCGCGACAGTGGTGTTTCGGATTCCCTTATCCGAGCTTATGCACAAACTGTTGACGTTAGCCGTGTCCTGCCTTTCCGCTATATTGCGGCGGCACGTATTGTCCCACAATACGAGGATATGCTAGAATCAATGATGTTCCGCAGTCTTGCGGCTCATCCAAAAATTCCTGGAAAGACTGTTCTGTTGATCGACGTAAGTGGCTCAATGTTCGGTACCAGAATTTCCTCAAAATCAGATCTAGATCGCTTCGATGCGGCAGCAGCACTCGCTATGTTGTGCCGTGAAGTTTGTGAGGAAGTCGAGATTTATAGCTTTAGTACGAATGCTGTGCGCGTTGCACCTCGTCGTGGATTTGCTCTCCGCGAAGCAATCTCTAGTTCTCAGCATCACGGTGGAACTGCCCTAGGCGCTTCCATGCAAACTGTGAATATGCGTGGTTCATACGACCGTTGCATTGTGTTTACTGATGAACAAAGCTATGATCGCCCAGGTGCTCCTCGTGGTCGTGGTTACGTTGTTAACGTGGCCAGCTACGAAAATGGGGTTAACCACCAAGCATGGACTGAGATCAATGGTTTCTCAGAAGCTGTAATTGATTACATCCAGGCTCTGGAGCAGGAAGCTGCTTAATTAACTATCCCACGCTCTGGCGGTATCCATTCCGTCCCGATCGGTAGCCAGACCGACTCAGAAGTGGGGCTCTAAGCTAAGGGCTTAGAATAGCATATGGTGCTCAAGTACAGTTACTTCTATTTGGTTTGAAAACACACTGTACTTACTTATTCCTATGTTATTCTAAGCCCTTTGCGCTTTTAACAGTTACATCCTCCACTCGCCCTCCACTTTGGGCACCTGGCTAGGCGGGAGCCTACCAATCTGTTAATACTTATTCAAGGGTTAATTATTTTTTGCTTTGGCGATAGTTACAGTTTCATCATAAGTTCGATTCTTATATTACGAGCCTTTT